TTAGTTCTCCTAACTATACTATATCTCTATGAGTGATTATATAAAAGGAAATAAATATCCAAATCATAAACCCTCTACTTCATATAGTAGTGGAAGAATCTGTTTGGAGGAAACCTGCGATACAGTTATATCTAAATATAACAAATATAGATATTGTAATAATCACAAACCTAAATCCTTTCCTAGAATTAAAGGAAGAAAGAAGCCTGAAGGATTGCAAGAGCCGAAGGCGTAAAAAAAATTTTTTATTCAAAGAAACTTGATAAATCGTTTTCACCACAAGTAGGACACAGACCTTCAGTAAGTTGGTCTTCCCAAAAAGGATTTAAACATTGGTCACAATCCATTACTGGTATTTCTGTCATAGCTTAACTGTACCATACCCTAGACAAGCTAGGGCTAGAAAGGGGCATCTTTAAATGAATAAAGACAATCAACGAGGCGTTGATATATTAATTGTAACACACTATCTCTATAAACAAAAGAACCTCTATTGCTAGAGGTCCTATTGTACGTACAGTATGTCCATTAACTGTTACTTGCAAATTATTTTAATAGTGGTATCTTTAAATTACAAATAGTAATTATGATTATTTTGTTACAAGTGAAGGTGGCATCGGGAGCCAGAAAGCTAGGAATCGGTAACACGATACAGTAGGAACACAAACCTAGTACTCAAGGACAAAAGAAAATAATAATCTTATAGCACATTATAGCTTTTAAAGCATAAGAGCCCGCTACATCTTACTGACCCCCTTATCTAATCTGTACATTATGAAATGTACAGAGTGTAGTAATACACTTAAGCAAATAGAGAACACTATTGGCTATTACTGTGATAGTTCACCTACACAATGTAGTATGTCCACTAAAGTTATATATAAAAAATAATTACCTTTTACTAGTCTTTTAATTAGTACTTTGTTCTACATAAATAATGATGTCCTACAATACATATAGACAACAGCAACATTGATATTTGCATTGGTATTATTTACCAATTCTGCATTATATTTAACCTACTATATATAGTGGTACAATATGTAGTGGTATTGAGTAGATATACCATATATTGTATAGGTTCTGTTCTATAGCGTGTGTTAATTGATAAGCCACCCCCACCTAATTTAATCCAACCTAAATAAAATAATCTGTAAATGAACTTGACAAATAAAAACAATCTGCTAGTCTTATATTGTTAAGTTAATCCGATGGAAAATGTAGGACAATGACTAAACAAAAAAGGTCAAAGAGATTTGACAAAGATTAAGAATCTGCTAAGATTAAAAACATAGAATAGAAAGAGGGCTCAAGGTCTGGGGCAAAAGGAAAGACCAAACCGGAAACGTTAAACCGAGCTATCCGGAGTGAATGACGAGGCACTGAAGAAGCAGGGCGACTGAAGCCCTTAAATAATCGAAAAGTGGTAGGAGTTGAAATTCTCCAAGTCAAAACGATACCCCCCTAAAACAGGTTAAGCAGTTAAGAAAGTGAGGGCAATATGCACCGAGTAACTAAGACTGAATTAGAAAATATAATTGATTTTATAAATCACAAATTGTATAAAGATGTTGAGGGCAAATATTACACCGTTAATGGAAACTTCAACGAACGTAATTACAAAGGTAAATTTGTACTAGATAAAATCCATAGTGGTTATCAATTAGGATTAATTGTTAATGACGGTGGCGGACAAAGAGAAATTGGATATTATAGAAAGACTGCACGAGAAATGTATTTCTTTCTAGACGGTTTCAAACGAGGTTTAGTACAAGCAAAAAATACATTAGAACTAATATAACAAACAGGCTTGACCTGTTTTAAGAGGGTATTATAAGTAGCTTGTAGCACATAAGAAAGGTTGCTAGTTCATTACTAGCTAAGAACGAAACAACTAAATGCAGACCTCGTTCCTTGTGTGTTACAAGCTATTTATAGCAGAAAAGGGGTAAGTAATGAAAAGTAAAGTAAGTTACACAAAGACTGAAATAAACACACTAGGTATAGTAAAGAACTATTCAAGAGTAAACCTTGAACTATCAAGACACTTAGTTGGAAGTGTTGGAATAGGACACGGTAACGATTCAGTTACAATATCTTTAGAAGATGTTGAACAGTTAATTAATCTTAGAGCTTGTATTGACAACGCTTTAGATAAAATTAACTTGGATAAAGCTGAATCTATTGAATTTGGACAAAAATGGGAGTCAGATATTTTTGTTAATCGAGGTAGTAGAGCAACAAAGGTATCAGAAAAGGGGTAAGTAATGAAAATCCAAGAATATTGGAACTTGTATCACGATAAAGATTACATTCACGAACATCGTAACCAAGACCGTAGTTACAGTGTTATGAAAGGTGGTCATTACGGCTACAAAAGTATGTGGAATTATGCAAAGAACAACGTACCAAAAAGAATGCGTATGAAGTTTATGACTTTATATCTTCAACAATCAGAACAAGAAGTAAAGAAAAAATTGTATGAGATTAAATCACATTGGTATGTAGGCGATGACAAAATGCCTAACGCTAGGCGACCTAACAAATACAATCGTAAGCGTAATCTAGGTAATTATTATAGATACGAGAAGTAATACTTAGCATAGACTACATCGTAAGGTGTAGTCAATGGTAGGTATCGTAAAGTTATCACCATAGCCCAACAGTTTATGCAAAAAACTGTGTGGCAAAATGAGAGCTAGACTAGGCAAGATTCTCTGAAATAATAAAGTTAGACTGCAATCTAACTAATGAGGCGTAGCTGTAGCAAAACAGGAAAAACTACGATAAAGAGCTAACGAAGGACGGTTTGGTCACCGTGAAGTTATGAGTTTGCCGAAAAGACAAAGTCTAGGTAAAACATCTGTGGTCATCTCATCTATGGGTTGTGATAGGAGAAAGGATTGACGCACCACCTATTGCAACACGATAACTTTACAATACTTACAATGCTGAAAGTGGAAACCTTAGCTTGCACTAAGGACAAACCTAGATAAACAATGTAATTCCAGACTAGGTGCTGAAAGTAAGTATTGCTATCTATAACAATGCTCACTTAACTAGAAGTATAGTGAACGATTAGTAGGGGTTAAGGAAACGCTAATCGGTAGGTAGCTTAAAGGGATATTGTTTATTATGTCAGAAAAAGTAGATTGGGAAGTAATTAGCCCACTTGTTAAGAAGTAAAAGATTGAAAACAGTATGACACGTTTATTACCACTGATAGTAGATAGACTTAGGTAATTAGAAAACTTAACTAACGAAAAAATAATAAATATATATTCCTTTAAGCTATCTATTAGTAAGAGCCAATAACTATTGCCCTGTTGATTGGTAACTGAAAGTAGGTAGCTTGTAGCACATAAGGTTAATGTCGTAATAAATTGCAAGCCCTTGTGTGTTACAAGCTATCTATAAAGATAAGCAAAAGAAAGGGGACTATATGAGTACAACAGTACGCACAAGAAAGTCAAGGGCTAAATGTAAGACTTGTGGTAGCACAGATAATCTTATCAACCCAATGACAAACAATAGGGGTAATATGTGTGAGAGTTGTTTTCAAAATGTATTACAAGAATTTAGAATACAACTTGACCAAGATTTTATACCAACACATAGCGAAGATAAATTTATGTTTGTATGTGAACAACAACACAAAGGTGAGACAAGTAGAGGTAATCTCAGACGAGCCAAATACAACAACAATGGAGCTTGCTTGCAATGTGGAAATCTAAAACAGAGTGAGACTAAAACAGTAGGTTATATATATCTAGCTGTTGATAGACACACGTTAAAGATTGGTATGACGTGCAATTTACCTAAACGATACAAAGATATGAAAGTAAACAGGATGGATATCACAGATGTTCTGATGTTTTCTGACATAGATAAAATGTATAATTTAGAAAAACAAATACACAAGTGGTTGGATAGACAACTACTAAGACCAAACAAGCCAAGACATCTAAGTCAAGGTGGAACATATGAGACAATCAGTAAGAAAAAACTATACAGTATGTATGGTAAAAGTAATTACGGTGTCTCTTGGTTTATTAATAAAATAGAAAGGTATATATGACAGATATAAAAGATATATTAATTGAAAAGATAACTGTGTATATTGCTAGTACTCAGGGGTATGATAATCTAACAGACATTATTGATACCTTAAAGAGTGAAAGCAGAAGCACAGGAAGTTATACTCTTATTGATTGGGATAACCCAGTAGAGTATAACTTAGTAGAAAGAGGAGCATAATGGCGGGTATTACATTTATGGATATGGACGGTAACGAAATATCTTATGACTTAACAGAAGTAGATACTTCAGATGAGGGCATAAAAGATTTAGTTAACAATTCATTTAAACAATTACGTGACAAAAAGAAAGACAAGTAATGAATACAGGATTATTTATTCTAGTTGTATTACTTGCTGTAGCTTGGTGGATTTCAGGTGAAGTTCATAGGTTACAAGCAAACAAACAAGAACAATTAGATGATGAGTTAGCACTTGCAAGAATTGTAGGTGTGTTAGAAGAGTAACATATACCCCTTATGTATGGTACGCTAATCAGCCCTCTCCGGAGGGCTTTTTAGTATGTAAAATAAGTTTTTAAAATTGGTTTACATAAGTAAAATTACTTTACTATAATTAAAGTATGAGTAACGCAATACTTGATATGCCGTTAAATTGTAGGCAGATAGTTGTCTCATTTAATAAATCATTCAGTGTTTTTCCAAGCACTAATGATGTACAAAGATACTGCAGATATCATAAATTAGAAATTGTTACTGCAGAGACACAAATGGGAAGCTATATAATTACAGTTAAAAAACAAGACAACAGTTTATAACAATTAAATAAGAAAGGAGCATCGATGAGCGATGTTAATGAGCTATTGAATAGTGCAAGACAATCAATAACAACTACTCAAATGAAACACGAGTATGATGTATTGTTTGAAGCATTAAAAGAAGCGTCTAATGAATTACAAAATATTAAATCATTAGAAAAAACGTGGATAGATACACGTAACAAAATTATCAGCAGACTTTATCACGAACATAATGTAAGTATGATAAAACTTGCAGGTGTTTGTGGTATCACAAGACAAATGGTGCATTATATATGCACGGATAAAAAGAAAGAGGTAATCAATGGCTAAATTTAATCTAAACGATTATGAGTTAGTTGAAGATAGACTTAAAAAGTTTTGGAAAGATAATCCAAACGGAAGAGTAGAGACTGAGGTTGTACATATTACTGATGACGGTAGTTGTGTAACTGTGAGAGCTTTATGCTACAAAGATATAGAAGATATTAACCCAGTAACAACTGGTATTGCACAGGAAACAAAAGGGCAAGGCGGATTTGCAAACGCTGACGCTTGGATGGAAAACTGTGAAACTTCTGCAATAGGTAGAGCTTTAGCTAACTGGAACTATCAAGGTACCGGGAAAAAACGTCCAAGTAAGGAGGAGATGTCAAAGGTTGCGAAACAACCGCCAACAAAAAAACCAGTAGTACAAGAGACTACGACACCCCCTTCTAAAATAACATCAGGTGCAATTAAAACTTTGGTTTTAAGTATGTGTAATGATGATAAATACTTTGCTAAGAAGTGTTACGAGACAAGTATGACACGTCTTACAATGGACAAAAGCATAAGTAATGATGTAACAGAGTGGAGCAACGATACAGTAGATAAGTTTATTGCACTTGTTGAAACATATGTTACAAAATTTCAAGATGAGTTTAAGGAAAGAGAAGGAAACGATAAGTTTACAAATGACATCATTGAAAATTTAGCTGGTGTCACAGAATTAGAAGAATCTAACACAGATGATGTGGTAGTGATAGGAGAAGATATGGACTTTAGTAATGACGATTGGAAAGCAGGCAAAGAAGCAGACCCAATGACTGACGCACAGAGAGGATTCTTGGAAACATTAATTACTCAATGTATTGACAATGGACAAGACGCTTTAGCGGCTGAAGCAAAACAATATATAAACTCAGACAATACAAGCAAAGTAACTTGCTCAGATATGATAAGTAAGTTAAAGAATGCTTTGTCTTAGAGGTAATAAATGTTAACTCAAACAGAAGTAATAACTAGGTGGAACGACATACATTTATTTGACGAGCCGTTAGTTGAGGTAGAGGATAACCCATTCTCTACCTATGACGCACAAAGCAGTCAGTATATTGTAGAAATTAAATCTAGAGACAAGTTGTATGATAGTTGGATAATAGAAAAGTATAAGTTTGATATTAATTTAGAAGATTCTATTAGAAGCGGTAGAGACTTTTTATACATAACAGAGTACAGAAGAAAGTTAATGGTCTGGAATTTAAATGATTTAGTTGCAGTTGATTATGCTTTTAACTGGCACAAGAGATGGCTTCCAAAGACAACAGACTTTGAGAACAAAGAAAAAGTACTTAAAGAAGTAGGGTACTTACTAACTAGCTATGCTAGAGAATACTAAGGAGAAAGAATGATTGATGTAATGTTAAGCAAAGCAACAGAAGGTATGTTGATTGCAGAATTATTGAATAGAAGAAACGAAAAAGAAGTACCTTTGTTTATGGGTAAAAGTATATTGTTACCTAATGGACAACAACAACTACTTGCAATACTACCTAATATACAAGTGCTTACAACAGTTACAGAAGAAGAATAATGTGTAAAGATTGTGGGTTACCACCTGAAACTACACTAACTCATAGTGGTTTGTGTACATATTGTATTGCACATATGATAGAAGACTTAGTCTAAACTATCTTGTAATTATCCCAACCGTCCTTATCTATTGTAAAGGTAAGGACACCCGGCTTACTCCACATACCAGTTCTTGCAGTAAAATCTATACTTGCATCTATTGAAGGACATTGAAACCAAGTTCTATTACCCTGCTGCATCAGCCGAGGGTGATGAAAATGTCCTGTTATTAACACCTCTGCATCACCCACTGGAAAATCACCAAACATTTGACCTTGCCACCACTTCATTATCTTACCTTCAGGACCTGTACCGCCTGCGTGCATATGTCCGTGAGTAAATCCTACAGTTGTATTTTTAATTTTTAATGTATGATGAAACCCTTCTGGTATTGATACCTCTACTTTGTCATAACGTGGGTTCTGTTCCATAATCTCACCACATATTTCTAAGTGCATTGTGTCAGAGTTATCTAATCTTGATGTAACTACTTGACCTTTGCCACTACGAGCTTGCTCACCGTGATTTGCGGGGACTCCAGACAATACAATCTTATTTGCATATGGTAAAAATGTATCAACAGTCTTCATAATTAGTTTTCTTGCTAAGTGATACTGTTGAGATAGGTTTAATGATATATTATGTGGTTGAGAATCATAGAATCCATAACAACCTTCAGTCAAATCACCCATAGATAACAAATAAATTTCGTCTACGGTACCTAGTGACCTAACCTCTTGTACTGCTCTCTCAAGTGCCTTATCGTATCTCTCAAGAGTTTTCTCTACACCAAGGTCAACTTTACCTAGTTGCCAGTCACTTAACGTAAATATGTAGGCTGTATCACCTTTGTGTTGTTTTTTCTTTAGCGGTTTTTTCTTTGATACTTCTTTAAGAAGTTTGCTGTACCATTCGTCACGAGCAGGATGTCTTCGTCTTACGATACCTTTGAATGCGTAAAATGTTTCTACATTTCCGCCCTTAATTTGTGTATTCCAGGAGCTAGCCCTAACTTTACCTTCTATTTCGTAATGTTTAGGGTCAAATCCCCACTCTCGTAGGATAGAATCAAACTTATTCTTATAATTAGGGTCAGTTCCTATGTGTGTTATTTCACCGAGACCAGATTGTTCGTCAAACTCAGCTGACGGTTGCCATCCAGAACGGTAATAGTTATTACCTAAGTCTTTCTTATCAGTCATATGCAGCCTTTCTGTTAATACTATTATACAGTAAGACTAAGACCTTTTCAGCTACTTAGTAATTTGTTTTTTAGCGTATGTTTTAATGACTGCAAGTGCAGCACCGCCACCGGCTAATGCAGCTAACTGAAGTGTTTCAGCTTCTACACCAACTAATGGAGCAACTGTTAATGCACCAATGAACGCTTCAATGAAGGTCCAAGCTGTACGC